GGATAGTTCCGTAGTAAGAGCCTTCTACAGCAGCATCAAAGCTACACTCAAACTCTTGGCGGTACTTATCCTCACCCATCTCATTACGAGCAGCCTTTAGTTCTACCTCATCCACTACCCCTGTCTCGGAGGCTTTGAACTCTAATAAGCCCCATCCATCCTCATTTGCAGCCCTGTCTCGCAATTCTTTGAAGTGGTTGTGTCCCTTTGGTGTACCAATAAAGAGACACCAGCCTTTTCTGTCTGTCAGGGCTGGTCTAACAATATCTGTCCATATCTTAGGATTCTGGTCACCTACCTCATCAATGATTACCCCATCAAAGTATTGACCTCGCAGGGAATCAGGATTGTCTGAGCCATATAGCTGGATACGCCTACCCCAGAAGTCAACTCGTAACTCTGAGATGTTGTTAGTACCGCCTAGCGGAGTAGTGTATTTAACGAGATAGTCCCAAGCTACACGCTTTGCTTGTCCATAGGTAGGTGCAATGTAAGCGTATCTGGGTGTTTCTTTCTCGTTTAACACCGCCTCACGGATTAAGTGGTTAAGTGCTGCAACAGTCTTGCCAAACCTTCGATGTGCAACTACTACTGCAAAGCGTTTGCCTTCCAGTAACTCGTGAACCTTTAGTTGATGTTCCCTTGGCTTATAAGGGATTTCGATTACTTCGCCCATGTAACGCTAATCTCAATGGGTTTGTTGTCGCTACCTGTTAACTCTGTTCTTGCAAGTTTAGGTGTGGCGTATTCAGCCAACTTAGCCAACATATCTAATGCTTTGTAAGGGTCTGGGCGAATCTCTTTAACTTCATCACCCTCCGCAACCAATGTAAGCCATTTAGACACGTTATCAGCGTTATCCTCTAGTAGACACTTAACTGTCTCTCTGAACTCGCTAGTGACCCGATTAACCGCCCCTTTGGGTCTTCCTCTACCCTTATTGGTTAAGTTCTCGGAATATCCTACCTCTAATTTATTCATTTTGTTTGACTCCTCTAGGGTTGGTCAAGGTTAAGTAATACTTTATTCTAACAGACTTGTAATCTCTTTGCGTTTTTCTTCGTCTAGTAGGCTTGTTGCTGGTAATAACGGAGTGGCAGCAAATAAGGGTTGACCCTTAGATGTTCCCTCTTTCATTTGAGGAGTAATGTCTAAGTAACGGATTGTTTCTTTTGATGGACGCTGTGCAGGAATCCCACTTGCATCCCTAGCGTAATCTGTCGTTATCTGTGTTTCACCTACGCTTGCGCCATACTTTTTGCCGTACTTATCCAAGAACTTAGGATAAATCTCGTCATAGTATTTCTTCATTCCTTCGCCACCAATGGTTAGGTCATCACCTTTAAGCACTCCAGATTCCTTTTCTGCAATCTGTTTTGCCATTGACTTTCCTAAAACTTCTTCTACTGTTTTACCTCGTGCTTGACCATCAATAAATTTTCCGTCTTTTACAGTTCCTGTAAATGTTGGTCTGCCATTTTGGGATGCACTAATTGTTGTAATATCTTTGCTTGGATACCCAGAAGAAAAAGCAATTTCATCAACATTCTGGCGTAATTCATCTGCAAATCTTTCAATCTGACGCTTGCCAGTTGTCAATCCTATACGTTCATAGCCATTGTCGGCAGCATACTTAGTTAGTCGCTTTAGTGCCAACTGATACCATGTGTCTTTAAATGGTGCGTCTGGTACTGCATTATCACCACCCATTCCAGCACTTCTATTACGCTCAATAACGCTTCTTTGCTCACTATTTAAGTCAGCAAAAGATGGGTCATCATCAAGTTTGTTTTGGGCGTACCATTTTTCCAAACTTTCTTTGGTTTTGTAACCCTTCTCTCTGCCAGCCTGATGCCAATCAGATTGAATTTCCTCAACCAATAGCATCTTCTTGCCATCAGCATCAATGCGGTCATTGACCCTCATATGGGCTAAAATATTAGGCTGGTCAAAGTGAGATGATTCAAAGTTTTCTGTTTGCTTAGTAACAGGTATTTTTTCTAATTGCTTGATATATGCTTGTAAATCGTCAGCTTTTGATGCAAATGAAATAGCTTTTTCCATATCACCTGCATTGGCAAATTCATTTTGTAATTCACGCATAGTTTCCATGCGTTTTGTAAATCGTTCTATTTCCAGTGCTGTATTAGGCATTGCTTCTGGCAATGTCAGCAATATCTCACGATAGTTCTCACCACCAGCTAATTGGTATTTACCAAATTTAGTAGGCGTAGATTCTGGAACTACATAAGCAGCATCAGCTTCTGAATCTCTAATATTTTGAATGGTATTTATTTCTTGTTGTAATTCACTTGGACTTTTTACAGGTCTAATCGAATGTTTTAATTTTTCTTCTTGATTCATTCCAAAATAGGCTTTTCTTGCTTCTTCAACATTATCAAATTCTTTAACAGTAATGCTATCAAGACGACTCAAAATGTCATCTAATTCAAATTTCTCTTGGTCTGTTAATGGCTCACCTCTAAAAGTTCTATTTTGCAAGACAACACCACGATTGTATTCTTCTCCAGTCATTCCTTTATTAACTAGCTTATATCTAGGATTGTCCATTTCCTTATATAACGCTTGAATTTCTGGCTCGTACTTGTCAAAGACTTCTTTGCGTTTAGCAATGCCTACAGGGTTTTCAGCTATTTGCGCCCCATAAGTTACTTCTTGAACATCCACACGATTGTTAGCCAAGAAGTCTTGAACCTCTTGTTTAGTAACATTAGGCTTGTCTCTTAGGAAGTCTTCCAATCCTGTGAATTGCAGTTCTTCCTTCTTAACATCAGGTGCTTTCATCAAGTCGTTAATGAAAGACTGACCAGTTCCCTTGTTTCTGCCAAGATTTAAAGCAGCTTGCTCAGTAGCGGAATAGAAACCAATGTCAGAAACTGGTGCTTGTGGCTTAACTTGTAATAGGCTTTCTATAGGCTCTGTTTTGGTAGCCAATAAGCCTTGCTCTGGGGCAACAGCAAACAATGGCTGTGGCACTACCTTGCTCATCATGCTATTAGGACGCTGACCAAGCATAGTAGCTGCCAGTTCTTCTCCTACTACTTGTCCTACCTTTTGCACACCCCTTACGGCTGGCATAGGGTTTAGCGGAACAAATGACGCAGCTTGACCTGCTACCTGACCAACCCTAGATGTTGGCGCAAGTGGTAAATCTTTTAAGAACTTCTCTGTTGTGTAAGGAAACTGCGCTGGTGCTTCATAACTAACATTACCAAACATCTCCGTTGGACTAGGTGACCTAAGTAAATTTGCAATATCAGCAGGTGCGCCTAGCAAACCAGCCAAACGTCCTCGTAAAACGTCAATAGGCAAATTAGCAGAATCAGCAGGGCTACCCTGTCTGCGCCTGTTTAGCTGTGGATAAAATCCAAATGCTGCGCCCAAATCAGCCATTACTTCATCCTGCCCATTTTCTTAGCAGCTTCTGCCATAGCAATGGCAATTGCTTGGTCACGGCTCTTTACCACCTTACCGCCTTTGCCAGAGTGCAGAGTACCTTCTTTGTACTCACCCATCACTTTGCCAACTTTTTTCTGACCAGCTTTTGTCATTTTCATGTTGTTCACCATTTAACTTTGTTAGCCCAATACGCTGCACTCATCTTACCCTTGGCAATGTTCTCTGCATGACGAGCCTTAAACGCTTCGTTACGCTTCGTGCCATCAGGTGAACCTTTAGCCCCTTGTTGACCAAAGCGAATTAGCTTTACATCCTCACCAGACTTAGCTAAAACAGCGTGAGACTTAGTGGGATGGCTAGGAGTAGCTTTGGGCTTGTTATAGCCAGAAAACTGCTCAGAACCTCGTTTAATCATTTCTTCTTAGCAGTCTTAGCTGCTTGCTTAAACGCATCCGCAGTAGGCGCACCCTTCGAGCCAACTTTACGCATACGCTCTGGAGTTTTACCAGCAGCTTTTTGCGCTTCAATTCGCTTTTTCTTGGCTGCGATATTTGCATATAAGCCGTTCATTTTTTGGCTTTCTTTGCTGCGTTTTTAGCAGTACGCTCTCCACGCATAGGCATAGGCTTAGAAGCTGGTTTAGCCTTCTTCTGCATATACTTCTGCATCATTTCCATCGCTTGTTGGTTTGTCGTTCCCATCATAATCATCCTCGGTTATTGGCCCACCACTAATCCATGCCTCACAAGTTCTCTTAGAAGCACACTTAAAATCAAACACTTCGCAATAGCCTAAGTCGCCAGCATCAATGACTTCCCAAGCATCCATTTCCTCGCCATTGGACTCAAGACCTGATTCAATGCAAGCAAGCATTTTAGGGGTTTGGATAAAGGCAGCGCAGTTACCGCAACGAGACTTTTTAGCCTGTGCAGGTGATATTCTCCAAGCCTTAGAAATATCACGCCAGTAATCAGCGTTTGGCTCATTGGGATTCATTGGGCCATAGTTAGCTTTATCAATGGCTTTCTGGCGACACTCAAGATTGACTTCTACGTCACCTGTGGCAACTGGACACGCTTCGCCTTTTTTCTCTTGGCTTTGTATCTCAATCTCAATTTTTACGGATGGTTCTAGTAATCCACTCATGGCTATCCCTACGGAGTTTGCGCTATTTTCTCACAAAAAAAAGAGAGACGCAAATCTCTCTAAAGTCTCAATGGCAACTGAGTGCGTCCATTGTGCGCTATCTAAAAAGATTTGCAAGCGTTAGATTTAAAACATCCATCTCGTCTAGCTTCATAACCTTCCAAATCCTAGCTTGCCCATGTATCCCATTGAATGACCCCTGATGGCAATCCTTACATAAAGGAATACATAAGTATTGGTTATGCTGAACAATATGATGTGCATCGCTTGGAGGAGAAGCATTGCAGACCCCACAAGGCATTTCTTTAATCTTTGCCAAGTGGAGTCGTTCCCTGTTATTGGGTCTGTTGTTCATGCCAGCCCATCAATTTAGGAAATTCATCAAGTCTGTTTTGTTTCCTTAATGCTTGTTTTAAATGGCTTCCACAGTAATGAACTCCATCCAAATCATACCTACCTTCTATGTTGCATTGGAAGATTTTTCCTGACCATGTTGGAGGCTTGTAGGCTTGGCAAGCGTTTTTATCCAAAACTCCACTACCTTTGCAACATGAACAAATTAAGTTTTTTCTTAAATTACCCATTTTTCATAT